CGCTGTCAGCATTCGCATGGACTTCCGGAATGGAGAAACCCGGACAATCCCGCTGCCTCTGGCACTCCTCGCTCGCTTTGCCGGGCATGGGGCTGAGCAGAAGTTCGGCGACGAGCTCGCTACCTCGGCGGACAAGCCCCTCAGCGAAGACGACATGGTACTCGCCATCGACGACCTGAACGCGCTCGTCCAGTCCGGCAAGTGGGGTGCTGGTCGCGCTGCCTCCGGCGGCGGCGTTTCCGGCGCTTCGGTCGTAGTCCAGGCGATCTGCGAAGCCACCGGCAAAGACGTTGCGACGGTCAAAGCCTATCTGCAGAAGAAACTTGACGCAGACCCAGCGCTCACCCGCCGTGCCCTGTACGATTCCTTCCGCGTGGCAGGCACCAAGACTGGCGTCATCATCAAGCGCATGGAAGACGCCAAGCTGGCCAAAGTTGCCAAGGTTGACGCAGACGCTGAGCTGGCCCTGTTCTAACCCCAGCTGGTCTAGCAAACCCTTATGGGCCTTCAGTGGCCCATAGGCACTAGGAAGGGTGGTCGCATCCTCCGACTCGGCATGATGACTTGAGCCTCGCTTGCTGGGGGCATCGGGAGGCGGGACTATAAAGCTCGCCTCCCCGGTGTTTTTTCCAAGGCTCAACCCAAGGCTCAACCTATGACAATTCAAGAATTCCACCAGCTCTGCTCTCGGCATGACTGGCACTACCAGTTCAGCGATGACCATTCTGTCTGGAAGCGAAGCCAGGGGATTGCGGAGATCATCGACAAAGCTGCTTCCGCCGATCCCGCTTGCGCGCTGCTGCTCAAGTCCTGGCAGCTCTTCCTCAACGGCGAAGGCCCGCGTCCCGAGTTGGAAAAAGAACCCGCATAACTGTGGAACTAATGGTAAAAGTTCGTGTCTAATCAATGCGGATTATGATTGTATAATCCGCGCAAACCGAGGCTCACTCATGGAAACTTCCCTAGACGATCTATTCAGCGAAGCTATCGCTGCGGCTCGCGCAGCCACGCCAGCTCCAGCAGCGGCTTCTTCCAGCTGGTATCGCTCCCGCGGTATCGCTCTTATCCACGCAGACACCCAGGCACTCCTTGGTAACTTCACCGAGTACCTGCATCGCGGCCAGCCGGGTTCCCGCAGACTCGTCCGCGAAGACCCTCCCATGCCAGTCGAAGCCACCGAGACCCTCTGCGGTAGCTGGTGGACTGGCCAGGACGTAGCACCAACTCCCAAGCGCGCGTGGAACGAGTCTCGCCTCACCACTCTCCCCCTCGAGTTCCGCACTCTCGGCGTATCCTCCCCGTCTGCTGCAGTCTACGCAGTCTTCGGCGAAGGGCACCTGGATCGCGTCGAACTCGCCGCCGACACGCTCTTCGCTCGGCCCGGCAGCTCCCTCACGGAACTAGTCATCCTCCCCGCGAAGACCGATATCCTCCGCGATCTCTCCCGCGCAACTATCACGCTCCTCCTCACCCAGCTAGGCCAACCACTATGATTCGCATATTCGTCAGACCCCGTTCGTCCCTTGACTGGGATGACCCTTGGACTTCCGTTACCGTGGAGGGAGAGGACGAGGAGGCAGCAATGCAAGCTATCATCGCTAACGTCCGCGCGAGCTTCGAACTTGCTTCCGCCGATGAGGACGGAGATCTCCTCCTAGGAGCCTACGATGACTAAGACCAAGTCGATCATTCCTTCCCAACAGCTTAACGTGGCACTCCCTTTGCCTCTCTACGTCCAGCTCACCTCGCATCTGTACTCCGAGCTGGAAGGCCGCGTGCCTCACGGCGGGTACTCTCGCTTCCTAATCGACCTGCTTCGCGGGTACTTCACCGCTGAGCAATTCGATCTCGCTCCTTTCACTAACACCCAGCCGGGCGCGTTCACAGTCGCCGGCTCTCCCGAGGCAGTCAAGGCACTACGCACCTTGCTGAGCGCAAATGAGTAATCCTATCCCGCTGGAACTTCAGTCCAAGATCGCATCTTGGCGCCTTCGTGCCGCCGAGGGCACACTCACCCTTGAGGAGATGAAAGAGGGTGTGATATTTCTCCGCGCAGGTCGCCTCGGCGCTGCCTCCGCTGCTGCGGCAGCCAAGCGCGTACCCGCCAAGCGCTCCGCTGCGCCAAGCCAAGACGCCATGCTCGACGAGCTGGATGATCTGTAACCGAATCTGTTGTGGGTGCAGTTTCATCCTCGAGTCTAGGAGAAGATAATGGAAGTTGAAATCAAGGGCTTTATTATAGCCTACTTTAGTAAATACGGCGAAAGTTCTGCCATTCCGTCCAGTTACAGTTTCATGACTTACGTACCAGAAGGTGTGCAATGGGCGAAGGTCTGCGAGCACTCTCACATTGTGAAGTTTGAGGTGCCAGATAACTGGATTCCCCAGCGAGTAGAGATAATGCGAGCAGCCCAGGCCAAGGCACGAGTAGCCGCCGAAGAGACCGTAGCGGAAATCGAAGAAAATCTGCAAAAGCTCCTCTGCCTGGAGAATTCCGTATGACCCGCCAGCGCCCACCCTTTCCGGCAGTCCTTGACTCCACCACTATGGCGGCGTTTAAGTCCTGCCCTCAGAAAGCCTATCTCGAGTTCATGCAGCACTGGAAACTCCGTGACCAGTCTGTCCATCTCCACGCCGGAGCTGCCTACGCAACCGGGATTGAGAAGGCTCGGGTAGCTTACTACATCGACGGGAGGTCGCCGGAAGACTCCCTTGCCCTGGGTCTCAAGGCGTTGCTGACTGCCTACGGAGACTTTGAGTGTCCTCCAGATTCCGCGAAGTCAGCGGAGCGTACTGCCGGGGCACTGGAGTACTACTTCTCCCAGTACCGCCTCGGGGAGGACAAAGCGATCCCGATGACCCTGCCGGGTGGTAAGCGCGGGATAGAGTTCTCCTTCCTCGAGCCACTCGACCTGGCTCACCCAGTAACTGGAGATCCAATCCTGTACTCAGGCCGCATGGATATGATGTGTGAATATGAAGGGATGCACCTTGGAGAAGACGATAAAACTACCTCCCAGCTCGGCGCAAGCTGGCCGCGTCAATGGGACTTGCGCAGTCAATTTACCGGCTATGTCTGGGGCGCAGCGAAAGCGGGTATTAAGCTTGATGGATTTCTTGTTCGTGGAGTATCCATCCTCAAGACCAAGTACGACACCCTCCAAGCTATCACCTACCGCCCCCAGTGGCTTATCGACCGCTGGTACGAGCAGCTCATCCGAGACGCCAAGCGAATGATCCAGGCATGGGAGTCCGGGTACTGGGACTGGAATCTCGATCACGCTTGCGCGGAGTACGGCGGCTGTCCGTTCAAGTCCGTCTGCCAGATGCGCGACCCTACCCCGCTGCTTGAGCAACAGTTCCAGCGCCGACGCTGGGATCCAGTCGCTCGGACTGAAACGGTACAGGTAGACTAGTGCCTGCTGGGTACATCATCGCAGAGGAGACCTACCTCGGCACGTTCCGCTATGCTTCCCAAGCAGCGGACAGCTGGGGTTGGCCTTCTCGGGCGTACTTCTGCGCCACCTGCGGGGAGATCTGGGCACGGACAATCCTTCAAGACGCCAAGGGCAACCCGCGTAACTTCCGGGTCGCCGAAGTCTCCTGCCGCAAGCACCGCGATCCCTGGAACATCCCAGGTTCTCTGCTCACTGGCGAACTCATCTACAATCTCGACGAGCTGTCTTACGACTGCATCAAGCGCGAGTTGGACGTACATTTAGCTTACTTCGAAAGTCTCTTATGACCACTATCACACCAGCATCCCTGGTTACTAAAGACAAGCAGGTACTTGTCGGCCCGAAAATCTGCCTCATGGGGTTAGGCGGAACGGGCAAAACCTACGCCATCGGTACGCTCTGCGACTGGGCAGACAAAAACGGATTCGAGGTCGCCGTGCTGTTCACCGAGAACGGACTTGAGACCCTCCTTGGCTACTTCCGCGACAAGGGCAAGGAACCTCCGGCGTGTGTCTACTGGCACCAGCAAGGGACTCGGCCCATCTCCCTCAAGTCCCTCATGGCTACCGCCGACAACGTAGGCAAGCTGTCCTACGAAGCCCTGGCCAAGTCAGTAGACGGCAACCGCGGCGGAGACAACAATGCGTTCTGGAAAATCCTACAGTCCTGCAGCAACTTCAAGGATGACCGGACAGGCAAGGAACTCGGCCCTATCGACGCGTTCTCTTCCCGCAGGATCTTCGTTATGGACTCCCTCACAGAGACCAGTAATGCTGCCATGAAAATGCAGATCGGCTCCCGCCCGATGGCCAGCCCCGGCGACTACGGTGTAGCCCAGAACAACCTGATGAACTTCCTTCGCCTCTGCACCCAGGGGATGGAGTGCCCGTTTGTCATGACTGCTCACGTAGACCGCGAGACCGACTCAATCACCCAGTCCACCAAGGTCATGATCAAGGCTATCGGCAAGGCCCTGGCAACCGAGATCCCCACGCTGTTCAGCGATATCATCTACACTACTCGCGACGGTGCGCAGTTCTGGTGGGACACTGCCGCTTACGGAGTGGACACCAAGACGCGCTCGCTCGGCTACCGCAGCAAGATCACCCCCGACTTCGCCCAGGTCATGGATATCTGGGCCAAGCGCTCTGGAGGTGTGTGATGACAAAGCGTTCCTTCACCACTCTCACCCTGGCTGTCAAAGTCACCCAACCTCCCGGCCTGTCGCAGAAGGAAGTTGTCGCCTGGATTCTCGGCGCGATGAAGCAGCCTGGCCCTCTCTCCTCCTTCGCCAATGGTACGCAAGTCAAGATCATCGGCAAGGAAACAATGTATCTCTAGTCAGATGCGAGAAGGGGACTGCGCCAAGTGTCCCCAGTTAACCACACAGGAGTTACTCATATGAGTACAAGTCAGTTCGATCCCAGCGTGTTCCTCGACGCGCAAGTTACCGAAGTCAACGAGAAGCGCCCCCCGCTTCCTACGGAGAACCCTGAGCACGCTAACGGCCTGTACCTCGCAGTCATCGGCGAGATCACCACCGGCTCTGGCACAATCGGCAAGGGTGATAATGCTGGCAAGCCTTGGGTCTCGATGATTATCCCGCTGCGTTTGCAGATCCCCCCGTCTGTTCAAGGCCTTGGTATCCCGCCTGAGCTCACCCTCAGCGACCGGGCGTTCCTT